ACAACTGGTAATCCTGCCGATCCTTCTGTAAGACCACCGCGAGTAAATCCGGCTGGTGCGAACCAAAGCTCGGCATTACGCTGGGCGCTGGAGAAGGTTCCGAGTGCAACAATTGAAGAAGGCACCCAAAGTAAAGCACTATTGATGGTGTCTCGAATTTGCACCCATGGATAGTAAGTGCAGCCATAAGATGAATTGAGCTTTCTATTTCTCATGTTATTCACTGCTGTTGTAACTGATCCAAGGTTGTCCGCATCCGAGTTGGTGTTCTCGGTATTAGCATAGTAACCAGTCTTTGGATCAATAACAGCGAGTGCATCACCGCGAGCCTCACAAACTTCAATCATGTGATCGGTAAGTGACTCGTTCCAGATACCAGGAGCAGCCATTAAGTTAAACTCAGCAACTTCTGGGTCGGCTACTGTATCAATTGCTCTACGGATACTATAGTAAGCGTAGTTTGTTGTGTCAGTGCCTGCGGCATCGAGTCCAGTATTATTAAATGGCTCTTTCTCTTTAACATCAAAGCCGTCGTAGCCACCATGAAGTGGAACGGTAAATCGGTTATAACCTTGATCGAGAACCGTCTTGTAAGAAGAACTGAGGGCAGTCCAAGATGCACCTCGCAAGCGAGAGCCAGAATGCCACATTGCAATGGCAGAAGACGCTCCTCTCGAAGAAGGCTCCAAATCATCAAGGCTGAATAAGTAAGAATATTCCAAACCAAGACCTGCTGTAAATGAATCAACAGCGTCGGGGAGTGGTCTCACTACATCTTGGTAACTTGGCTCAAACCTATTATTGCTTTGCTGGGTAGAGTCGATTCCAAAGTAAGAGTCTTTTGGATCTGGAATATCTCCGTCAGAAGCACTAAGTCTCAATGGAAGTCCAGGGTACAACAACCTTCCGGTAAATGCTGTATCAGCACCTGCACCGACGTTAAGCCAAGGCGCAGCGCCAAGAGGGGGCATTCCTTCCTGTACAGCGTTTGGAATACTACCAGAAGAACGAGCCCACGCATTTTGTACCTCTCCAGAGCCAGAGGTGTACACCCATTGTCTGAAGCGTAATGGTCCGTAAGAGCCGAATGGCAAGAGAGTTGCGTCAGTTGCACCACGATCAACATCATTTTGCATCTCTACGCGAATGTAACTTGATGCATTAGGATAGTTTCCTTTCACTGTGTGTCTTCGCACTGTATCATCCCAAGTAAGGAATTGATCACCAATAACTTTGGCAATGTATTGAGTAGAGTTTGGATTAAGACTTAGAGAGCTAAATCTTTCAAGCACGATTGGTGCGTTATCGCTATCTCGTGCATCTCGCACCTCAACACTGAAGGAGCCGTATGGATTGAAATCATTTGTAGAAGCCTTAATGTCGGTGATTGAGATCTTAACTTTCTTCATCTCATCATCACCTGCATCTAAGGTATGGAATTTGAATAATCTTTTAACTCTGGATGTATCCGTGATATCAAAGTTTGCAAATGCATTCTGTGTATCCTGTGACACAATCCATGGAGTTTGGGCTGCTTGGAAGCCAAATTTAAAATCAGATGAGGCATTTGATCCACTATCTAATCCAAGAATAGCACCGAAAGAAGCTCCGGCTGCACCTGTTGCATAAGTAGCCAAGTGTCTTTCAAAAGTTGGTCCAAGCCAATATGTTTTAACATTAGCAGTATCGGTAATGTCAGAGTTAACCAATGTAGGATTCGTATTAAAAACTTTTCTAATAAAGTTGGAAGAATCTGGATTAAAGTTGAATGTTTGTGTTTTTACAATTGTATTGCTGGAGTTTCTAATAAGAACTTTGAATTCGTTTGGTGCGCCATCTCCTGATGCAAATAACGCAGCACTTCCTGTAGTGCCTCCTGCGGCAGCACCTCGGACGGTACCAGAAAGCTCAATTGCTCCTTCCTCTAAATACCAAACTGCTGCGAGAGCGCCAGTAACTGCTGTTCCATGAGATGCCGAAGGAAAAACAAAAAGTCCAAAACCACCAGCATTTGTTCCAACTGAAATATCATTGCTGCCTGGGCTTGCCCCGGTGCCTGAATACCAGCCTGCTTCTCCCGCTCCGTTATCAGCGACTTGAGAACTTTGAGCACCAAGGAGACGAACAACTGTTAATGCATTGCTATTACGCAAATACGCTTGTGCAGCGTATGCAGCATAAGTAGGGGCAGTATAGTTACCATCACGCCAGACATCGCCACCTTGTCCACCCGCAATTGGGTTTCCAAAAACTTCCACAAATTGTGAAAAGGAATTCACCTTAACAGGGCGCATTCCTGGTCCTCGTTCTGTTCTACCAATAACTACTGGACCAACCTCATCTGGGATGGCGGGTAATTGGGAGTTGTCAATTTCATTGATGAAAATACCGGGTGAAATAAACTTAAAAGATTTAACTGACATTATGAAGTGTCTACTTGTCGCTCTTCAAAAATCTTGAGAATAAAATATTCTGATTATCGTTAATAAATAGTTGATAAATTGACGAAAGTCCTAAATATAAACTTACGGGCGATAAAAAGGAACGTTGCCGCTGACATGGAGGTTTTCAGGGATATCACCAAAGATTACATGTTCTCGTGGGATCTTAACCTCAACGGCGTTTTCTCTGCGTACAATCTTTGGACGCTCTTCATTTTTGTCGGCTCCCATGATGTAGCCGATGACTCTAAAATTAATTTGAGTCTCGTATCCTCGTGCATCATCAAGCAACGAAGCTGCGTTGTTGTTTAATGCATAGTCAGAATCGATAAACACTTCAAAGCGGTGATTATCTTTTTCTACAACAAAATAGTTTACAGCACCTGTCTTAGTCATGAAAGGTGTGATAATTTCATTGATTTGTTGTTGGTATTCAGTCATTACTTTTAAGGTATAAGAGACCTCAAGATAAACTGGGATCGGAACTGTAATTGTCTCGTAAACTACTTTCTCATTTTTTCTTGGAAAGTTGTTTTGACCATTTCCGATAGTGTTTAAGATTAAGCGCTTGGAGTCGGCGTTTGCAAAATTAGCTGTCTTATCTTGCTTGATTACTCTTGCAACGGTCATAGAGCCGCCCTTGGCATCACCAATGTTTTGAGCGGCTGCATAGTATGCCCCACGATCTGTAAGGTTTTTTGTAATCCCTGTGCGCTCAAGAGACATAATAGGGTAAATCAAAAATCCATTTACATCTCGCAGTTCTCGATCATGCTTGATCTGAAAAGCACGCTCTGCACCTGCCCAAATAAAAGGCACTTTCTTAAAGCCCTTGTTTGTAGTGCAGAAGATGTCAAGCTCATCATCAATGTATTCAAAGAGTGCGCGGTCAATAGTCTCAATAGTTGAGGGTTGAATCTCAAGCTCCTTAAGTGGGGCGAGGTCTTGCTTTCTTGGGTTGTCATTAGGTGGCATCGAATAGTCCCTCTCTTGAGTAATATGCTGTAGCTACAATTTCAAACTTGTGATCAATCTGACCAAACAATTGTCTTGCCCACTGGGTAGTTACAATTTCGTAGAAGTAATCTCCATACAAAACAAAGTCGCCTTCTCGCACATATAAATCCTGATCTTCGGTCAATCGTCTATTGTGGAAGTAAATTGTGATTGTGTTTTGCTTATCCATACCAGCGGCTGTGTCTGCTTTTGTCTCTGTGCTTTGGTAATCTACAAGAGCATATACACGGACTGGTGGTAGAAATGATTTTTCTACAGCCTCGCCATAAAGATTGTTATACTGGGTGATTGAATCATCAATAGGATAGTAAAGAACTTGCTGTCCTATAACGCGCTCAATAAGCTCGTCATTAACTTGCTTAACAAGGTTGCGTTCTTTTTCACCAAGGAACAGCGGGGGTGGTGGCTGTGCTGGCTGCTTCCATTTTTCGTCGTCTGACATTTACTCCCCCTTACCCTACGAAAACGCCTGCTGGTATTTTCTGACTGACGCTATTAACACTCTCAGCAATCTCAGAGTCTTTCGCGGCAAGAGCCTGATAGGTTAACTGATCTAACACATCTTTCAATTCGTCTCGGAGGTTTGCCTGCTCTTCACGAGCCTCACTAATTAATGCAGGACCATTGAGA